TTACCAGATGATGCAGGATTCTCTAACAGTTGTACTGCTGATGTACCTGTTAGTAGTAATGTGTCTGTCTTTGCAGTAATGGTTGCTACATTGACAATATTAGGTGCTGACATATTTTATCTCCTTTTAGCCAAATACCATTGCCATTGCAATAGCCTTACCTGTCGATGCTCTAGCATTCAATTGTGTTTGTATATTACTTGTTACACCGTCCAAGTAATCATATTCTGTATTAGTAACACCAGTATCGTATAAGTCTTTAAGATAGTTTAGTTCAGTTACAGATCCATTGTATCCATCTAGTTTATTTAATTCTGCACCAGTAGATGTAACTGCTGTACCTGCATAGTTTAAGTTACCTGCTGCTATGTTTACTTCACCAGTTCCTTTTGGTGTAATGTCTATATCAATGTTAGAATCATCACCCATAGCTCCGACAACTACAGATCCACCTGTTGCTGCGTTAGTTATCTCTACAGCGTTTACAGCAGAACTAGCTGTCTGTAATACTATACCTTCATTACCGTTTGCATCAGCAATAAAACCACCATCAGCTATCTTAGGTGCAGTTAATGTTTTGTTTGTAAGTGTTTTAGTAGTACCAGCAAAGTATGTATCAAATGTATCTACAGATGTTTGTCTCATTGTACCTGCATCGTTAGTGACAATACCATCACTACCTGCAACTGCTGTAGTACCTACTGAAGTATCTCCATCAGAACTTGTATTTATTTCTGCACCGTTAGCACTAACACCTTCTACGTTTTTGTTTGCATCTACATATGCTTTAATGCTTTGTTGTGTAGCTAGTTTAGTTGCGCTATTAGAAGCCATATTATCTTCATCAGCTATGTCTGTAATTGTTACAGTGCCATCAGTAAGTGATCCAAAAGATACTGTACCTGTTGTTGTTATATTAGATGAACCATTATCTATTGCACCAAATCCAGAGCTTATACTACCACCATTTAATGCACCAGTAGAAACCAGGTTAGGCATTGCAGTTATTTCATCATCAAAGTATGCAGCTAAATCTGTAACTGCTACCTGCTTCATTGTTCCAGCATCATTGACAACTACTCTATCTGCATCTGCTATTGTAGTACTTGAAGCTGATGTATCACCATCCATAACATTTAATTCAGTAGCAGTAACTGTAGCACCATCAAGTATATTTAACTCTGCTGCTGTTGATGTTACACCATCTAATATGTTTAGTTCTTCTGGTGTAGATGTAATCTGTGTCGTACTTACAGCAGCTAATACTGGAAGTGTACCTGATTGGTTGGGTAGGTTGATTGTACGATCAGCAGAAGGATCTATTATAGTAAGTGTAGTCTCATTCTCATCAGCAGTAGAACCTTCAAACACTATTGCATTTTGAGCATTCATTGTAACAGTATCTACAACTGTCTGTGTACCTTGAACTGTAAGATTACCTGAAACAGTTAAGTTATCACCTATGGTTACTTCAGATGTACCGTGTCCTATTGTTACAGCAGTACCAGATACACCAGTACCGATAGATACGGACTCACTGCTGTTAGCTGTATCAACAATAAGATATGCATCTGATCCCTGTTTAATTGTAAATGCAGTAGCTGAGTTATCTGTTACAGCTACATTAATATCTGTATCATCAGCAGAGATAGAGTCAACAGCAATATCACCTACGTTAGTTATGTTACCATCACCTACACTAATTGCAGTAGCACTAAGAGTTCCAGCTAGTGCAGTGTTAGCCCCAGTAAATGTAGCAGCAGTAGTAGAACCAGATTTAATTATTAAGTTACCTGAGTTGTTTGTTAATGCACCATACTGTGTGCCATCATCTTTTAGTAATACATCAGCACCATCTGCATCTAATATAATGTCTCCAGCAGCATCTACAGTCATATCACCAGAAGATAATGCTATAGTTGTACCATCAATGTTAAAGTTATCTATATCAATACCAGCATCAGCAGTAATTTTACCAGTAGGAATAAGTGTTCCACCTACAGTTGTATTACCACTAATTTCTACCGCACCATTTACATCTACAGTAGTTGCATTTATTTCTATTTCAGTATCTGCTACTAAGTCTAATACACCATCAGCAGATTGATGTATATACGTACCGCTATCTCCAAATTGTAGTTGATTAGTACTATTTAATAAAACACCTGTATTTTCTACATGGGTAAGAGTAACATCTTGATCATCTCCCAAATTAATTACAGCACCGTCTGCAAGAAATAAATCACTAAATTCTAATGATGATGTACCTAGTGCAGCACCATCAGATGCATCAGGTACAAATGCAGTAGTAGCAGTTACTGTCGTTCCTTGTACCGTACTAGATCCAGTAAGCGCACCAGTAACACCTAACGTACCAGCTACAGTAGCATCTTCCATTCTTGTAGTACCTGCTGAATATATATCTTTAAATTTTAATGAAGCAGTTCCTAAGTCTATGTCATTATTGGTTACAGGAACAATAGCACCATCTTGAAGTCTAAACTGCTGTACAGAAGAAGAACTAACTTGCACATAAAATTCTAAATGGTCATTAGATGTATCTATAAGAACTTTGTTATTCTGATCAGCATCAGCTATTCTATCTATTGGTGGACCTTCTGCTGATGTACCATCATGTGAGTGACCTGTAGATTCGTTAAAGGCTGCTAAAACTTGGTTAAGTTCTGCATTAATTGGTGCTGCTGATATAACCTCACCACTAACTATTTGCGCTGCTGATTGTCTAGTATATCCTGCCATTATCTGTATCCTGCATCCTGGTATGTTATGGAGAACCCACTAACACTATAAGGTGCTTGGGTTCCTGTTGATGTTATGACCAAAGATATAGCTCTCCCTGATCCTTGGACATTAGTCTCTAACACTGGACTAGTCGAACCATCAAACTTAAATGTAGCATCATATGTGCTATTTGTAGTCGTATATCTTGCTAATGAACCTGCTGTTGTTAAAGAATACGTATTTGGGTTTGGCGTATTAGGATCATCCCAATCATAAGCAATACCTAAGTTAATTGTAGATTCTCCTTCTGGCCTAGTAAATAAGGTGATATGCTGATATATTTTGCGTTTTTCGGTAGAGTCGAAATATAGAAAGGGAGATGCATAAACTGCCGTAACATCAGCAGTATCAAAAGTACTACCAGATTCTTGCTGATATATCTCACCATTTAGATCCCCATGTAATACAACTTCAACATCGTCTATTAAACCACTGGTAGCTACAAAAGCTCTTATACCTAGTAACTCACCAAACTCCCAACCTACTCTTCTATCTGCAAATCTAAGACCTCCTATAATACCTGCTGTATCAGCAGCCGCTGTAGTTGTCTTAGGAAAAAAGTAACGGAACTGAGATTTATTTCTAATAACCACAGAAGACATATTATCTAAGTCATGTGTACTAGGCAGTGATTGCAGCAACTGTTGTACAGGTTTAGAAATAGTTTCAAGTTCTACGTCACCAATTCTGGCAGTACCTTGAATAGGGCGAATACCATCAGAGGCTAAAAATAATACATCACCACCTAATTCTATAATACTATCTGTAGCAATGCAACCAATATTATTTGTTACTTCTTGTTGTGCAAATGTAGTAGTAGCATCAGGAACAACTTTTTTTATTCTATCTTTTCCAAATACAAATAAAGCATCTCTAAATTTTGCTATGCCTGTTATATTGTATGCAAAAGTTAATTCTCCTGCTCCTTGAGCATTTGTAAATTCATCATCTCTGGTTGGTTCACTAAATAATATTGTATTTGGACTAGAACTAAAACCACTATACATTTGATAACCATTAAAGTCAGTAGAAAATTTAGCTCCTGTAGGATTGCCATCTTCAGTTGTAGGTAATTCAGATGCTGTTCCTGTAGCAGTAATTTTTGCTGGTGTATTAACACCATCACATATTATAGTAGATTCAGTTCCTTCAAATGAATTTTCAGTAGTTCTTAATTTTACAATTCCTATATTAGATCTATTAGAAAATATAGGAGTCCAACCAGACGTGGTATATTTATATATAGAATATGATTGACTGTATGTAGCTGTTACTGATGTACCGCCAACACCACTTGCAGTAGATGTAGCAGTAGATGTAAATGAAACTGTGTAAGTATTAGCATCTGGCACACCTGTAACTGCCATTTCAACAGCGTTTGGAGTTATACCTCCTATAGCTGCACTACCTGCAAATGTTACTTTGTGTCCTACAGATAGACCGTGACTAGTATGTGTTACTGTTATTGTTGCGCTACCATTAGATACTGCAAAAGGATTGTCTGGTAAATCTTGTGTAATTGCATTTACTTTAAATGTTACTGAACTTCCACCACCAGTTCCACCAGATCCTGCAGCAGATGTAAAAACTACGGTATAAGAGTTAGCATCTATTACTGAGGCTATTGGCATATCTACTCCGTTAGGAGTAATCCCATGAAATGTGTCAGACCCTGAGTATTGTATTCTATCTCCTACTGCTAAACCATGACTAGTATGTGTAACAGTTATAGTAGCACTTCCGTTAGTAACTACAAAAGGATTAGCACCTAACGAACCATTATGATCTTTTAAGTTTCTTCTAGCTGCGTAAGGTATACCATTTAGTATCCAAAGACCTATTACTGGTCCTACGCCTGATACAGTACCGTAAGTTGAATCATAATCAGCATAACCACTAATACGTCTATAACCACCAAATTGTGATACTTCCATATTTAACATACGTAAAGCTGAACCAGGATTAGTACTAGCTAGTGATAAAGCATCCTCATTGGTAAATAAACCGCCTTTGGCTAGGACAGTTACATCCTTTAAAGCGTCTACCATTAACCATTACCATGTGGTACATTTATTAATCGGCTTACGCGAGTATCTCTAACATCAGTAAATCTGTTAATTAATAGAGTTCTCATACGATCAACGCCATCATCAAATCTTGCTTTGATTAACTGTGCCTGTTGAGCATTGTCTCTAAACATAAAACAATGATACAATGCACCATCTATAACTACGTGCTTGTATGCATCAGGAATAGACATATTATCTGTAGCATTTACAAGATCCGTAGCATAGGCAAAGTAACTATAACTTACACTATAAGCAGCATCAGGTCTAGGAGTAAATCCAACTTTATTATCTAATGTACGATAAATATATATTGGTTGATCATAATCACCTGTACTAGCTTCTGAATCTCTTTCAAAAAATCTTTTTATAAAAGTATCATAATCTATTAATTTAAGATTACGTGCTGAGTAATTATTATCTGCATCATAGTTAATTCTAAAAGAATCCCAATCAGCTATTTTAAAGTCTGACTCTAATGCATACTCTTGTGTACCTACTACCAGTGTCAAAGAACCAGCAGTAAAGTTAAAAGGGAATTCAAATTCCCTCTGAGATATTTCCTGTATTGAAGAATTTATTGCATCTTTAACTTGTGCGCGAAAGCCTGTAGCAGTAGGAAAATCAACTGCTGTTAATTCAACTTCATTCAAACGTCTAAGTGTATCATTAACTAATGTTAAAAATGTTGTAGCCATATCCCACCTAAATTAAAGAAGGGGGTAGCCCCAATACAGAACTACCCCACAAAACTTTATTATGCCAAAGCATCTCTTGCAGCAGCAGTTGGTTTTTGACCATTTGCGTTGCAGTTAATACAAGTAGCATATACTCGTAGTACACCAACAGCAGCAGCAGCCCCTGCCAACTTAACGTCAATAGTATCAGTAGTACCGATAAATTGAGTGTAAGTTGAAGCACCTGAACCGACAACTGTATTGGTTTGTCCGTTAGTTCCAGCAGCACAATAGCCAGTGGAAGTAACATCAGCACCATCAACAATGTCATCACCAGCAGCAAAGTCAATGTCAGCAGTTACACTTGAAGTAAAAGCTGTCATAACTTCAGCACCAGC